TGCTACAAATATTTATAAGATTGCTTATAATGCGGTAAATAATAAAGAAAGACCAAATTATTTATCAAGAAGCAAGAATACTTCAACTGGTTTAGACGAGCCAGTAAAACCAAAATTTACATGCCTTGAAATAGGCAAACCTTGTTGATTTTTAGTGGGTTTTGTCCCATTTTAAATCTTCAAGGGTGTAAAAAGTACTAACTGGATGGCACCTACTGCTTATATTGTTAAGGAAACCTTTTAACTATTTATTAAACTATTAAACTATTGAATTATTGAATTATATAATTATATAATTATATAATTATATAATATAGAATGAATATTATTATACCATTAGGTGGAAAAGGTGAAAGATTTTACAAAGAAGGTTTTAATAAACCAAAACCATTAATACAAATTTTTAATAAAGAAATGATATTTTATTTAATTGATAATTTAAATATTTGTGAAGATGATAAAGTATTTATTATATATCACTCAATTATTGATGAATTTAATTTTTCAGAAATAATTAAACAAAAATATAATAATATTTATTTAATTCCTATTAATTATCAAACTTCTGGAGCAATTGAAACTATTAATTTTGGTTTAAATAAAATAATTAATTTGACAAATAATAAAAAATGTGTTTTATTAGATTGTGATACATTTTATACACAAGATATATTATCAATTATTAGAAATACAGAAACTAATTTAGTTTTTTTTACAAAAAAATATTCTGAAAAACCAATATACTCATATATTGATTTAGATTCTAATAATAAAATATTAGAAATAAAGGAAAAGGAAAAAATTTCTTCTAATGCAAATACTGGTTGTTATGTATTTAATAATATAGAACAATTAAAATACTTTTCTCATTATATATTAGATAATAAAATAACATTTAATGGTGAACCTTATACATCATGTGTAATTAGTGAAATGATAAAATCACATGATTTTTTTGGTTATGAATTAGATGAATATAAGGTTTTTTCATTGGGAACGCCAAATGAAGTAAAAGATTTTATGAATAAATCATTTGTTTTCTTATTTGATTTGGATGGTACACTAGTTAATACAGATAATATTTATTTAAATGTCTGGAAAAAAATTCTATTAAAGTATAATATACATCTTGATTTAGAATTATTTAATAAATATATTCATGGTAATTCAGATTATAAAGTTATAAATATGTTATTACCAAAATGTAATATTAATGAAATTTCTAAGTTAAAAGATGAATTATTTATTGAAAGTATTAATGAAATACAAATTATAGATGGAATGGTAGATTTTATTAAAGAAATAAAATCACAAGGCTATTCATGTTCTATTGTTACAAATTGTAATAGAATTGTTGCTGAAAAAATAATTAGCTTTTGTAAAATAACAAAATATATAGATTTTATTACTATTGGATCAGAATGTAATAAACCAAAACCAAATCCTGACCCATATATTGAAACAATTAACAAATATAATATTGATAAAAGTAAAGTAATTATATTTGAAGATTCAAAATCAGGGTTATTAAGTGCTAGATTATCAAATATTTTTTGTGTTGTTGGAATAACAACAAATTATACCGAAAATGAATTATTATCAAATGGAGCTGATTATATAATAAATAATTATGAAAATTTAAATATTATTAATTTATTATCTTTTAATAAGTTATCAATGGAATATATTAAAAAATATATAATTAATTCATTGAATTTAAAAATTAATGATATAATAATAGATGAAAATAAATTAAAAGGTGGTTATATTTCAGATGTATTATCAGTTAATGTTATTACAGATAAAAAAAAATTAAATTGTATATTAAAGTTAGAAAATAAAAATGTAACTAATTTATCTATTATGGCAAAAAAACTTGGGTTGTACGAAAGAGAAAATTATTTCTATAATTGTATATCCAAGTATATAAATATAAAATGTCCAAAGTTTTATGGATTAATTAAAGATGATGAATTAAATATAATTGGTATATTAATGGAAAATTTAAATTTAAATAAATCAAATAAAATAAATTTAGATCTAAACAAAGAAAGTATTAATGTTTCATTAAAAGTAATTGATAATTTAGCATTATTACATAGCAAATTCTGGAATAAAGATATTAAAAAAATATTTCCTGAATTAAAAAAACATAATGACAAATTATTTAATCCAGTTTGGTCAAATTTTATAAATGATAATTTTATAACATTTATAAATGAATGGCAAAATATATTATCTGAAAAACAAATAAATATAGCAAAAAATATCAAAAGTAATTTTAAAGAAATACAAGAAAGTTTATCTAATAATAATCTTACGATAATTCATGGCGATGTTAAATCTCCTAATATTTTTTATAACTTAGATGACAATTATGAACCAATATTTTTAGATTGGCAATATGTATCCATCGGTAAAGGCGTACAAGATTTAATTTTTTTTCTTATTGAAAGTTTTGATATTGATAATATTAAAATAAATTATCCAATTTTTAAAAATTATTATTATAAAAAATTATTAGAAAATGGTATATCTAATTATTCGTTTGAAGATTATGAAATAGATTTAAAAATGTCATTATGTTATTTTCCATTTTTTGTTGCTATATGGTTTGGAACTACTCCACAAGATGAACTAATTGATAAAAATTTTCCATTTTTCTTTATTCAAAAATTATTTTATTTTCTTGAGTTAATTTACAATTAATATTTTTTTGTTACACCTATCTTTTATCATTTAAAGAATTATTTTTCGTTTTAAAAATTATTTATTTTTGTTATATACATATATACATAATGAAATATATATTAATATGTGGAGGAAATGAAAAAAAAAATACGAAAAATTATTCACTACCTAAACCACTAAATTATATTAATGGTAGACATATGATTGAATATATTATTAATAATATTCCTAGCGATGAAATTTATATTATTTATAATATTTATTTACAAAATTTTAACTTTGAAGAAATTGTTAAAAATTTATTTAGAACAAAAAAAATATATTTTAGTGTTGTTGAATATTTAACAAGAGGGATTGTTGAAACCGCATATGTTGGTATGAGTAATTTTGTTTTTGATGTTGATGTTGATGTTAATAATTCAGAAAGTATTGTTTTTTTAGATAATGAAAATATAATTACTATAAATAACTTTCCAATAAAATTAAATGAAAATTTTATTTCATATTCAATTAATAATTATAATACAAATACAAATTATTCATTTATTTCAATAGAAAATGATATTATTACAAAAATAGAAGAGGAACAAAAAATATCAGATAATTATTGTTGTGGTATGTATGGTTTTAAAAATGTAGATATATTCAATAAATATGCAAAAAATGTATTATTTGAAAATTTAAAAACCTCAAATGAATTTTGTTTTTCAAAAATATATGAATTGATGATAAAAAATATGGAAAAAATTATACCTGTATACATTGAAAAAATAAACCCATATATTAATGATTTTTCTCATTCTGGTATTATAGAAAACAGCGATTTTTTTAATAATAAAGTTAAAAATAATAAATATAATTTTATAGAAAAAAAAAAAATATAATAGTGAAAAAAGGAGACTTAAAAATATTAAAAGGTGAAATATATTTTTATAAAAATATACCAGAAAGTTTATCTAGATATTTTACAACGTTGAATAATTTAAAAATAAATGAAAATGATTCAACAGGTGAATTTGATATGGGTTATATAAATGCAATTCCATTATATTTTTTACATAAAAATAATTTAATTACACCAAAAATAATAGATAACTTGTTTACTATTTTACATGAATTACATAATGCAAAACATGAAATTACAATAAATGAAAATAATATATATAATAATTATTTTAAAAAATTAGAGGATAGGTTTAACAAAACAGATTATTTTTTTAAAGATTCACAAGAAGTTTATGATAAAATAATACTTGGTTTGAAAAAAAATTATAGTCCAAAAATAGCAGGGGTAATACATGGTGATTTTTGGTTTTCAAATATCATGTTAGAGTATTCAGATAGCTATAAATTTATTGATATGAAAGGTCAAGTAGATAATATTTTAACTTTAAATGGAGATATATATTACGACTATGGAAAAATGTATAAATCTATATTAGGTTATGGTTTATATCTAAACGATTGTAAAATTAATGATGAATATTTAAGTAATTTAAAAAAATATTTTTTAGAAAAATGTGAAGAGAAAAAATTAAATATTGCATACTTAGATTCTGTTACAAAAAGTTTAATATTTGGTGTATTTCATGCAATAGATGAAGTAGAATGTAAAATACGAATTTGGAATTTTCTTAAAAAAATATTATAAATATTATGATTATTATAAATATTATGATTATTATAAATATTATCATTATTATCATTATTATCATTGTGATTTTTTTTACATCATTTAACTTTTCAAACAATATCTATCATCATTTCTTTTTCAAATTCTTCCCTAGATAAAAATGGATCCATATCTTCAAAAGGTCTACTTGAAAATGTTCCATCATCATTTTTTACAGCACTTAATTTTGGAACCCTTTGTTGAATACAACTAAACACTTCACATATAATCGCTTCTTTACAAGACAAAAAATCTTGAAATATTTGTTCTAGGTCTTCATTTTTTCTAGCACAAATATACTTTATTCCATATGCAGCAGCTACCTTTTCTGAACTTGGAAATGATAAATCGCTTTCATTATCACTTCCATACTTATTTTTAAAATATAAATTTTGTGTAATTACATTTGCGCCATAAGAATTATTATTCATTAATAATATTTTCATAGGCATCTTTTTATGAACAATTGTTTGTAATTCTTGTATATTAAATTGAAATGATCCTTCACCTAATATTGGTACGACTAATTTTTCTTTTTCAGCTATTTGAGAACCAATAGCTGCTGTTAGTTCAAAACCCATGTCACCTTGACTACTTATTATAAATTTATCTCCCTTTTTGACTTTTACCATATGCCATACATTTGTAATAATTGATCCTGAAGAAGTAATAATAATCTTATTTTCTGGTGCTATATCAAAAAACTTTTGTAATGCAAAATAAGGATTAATACCTTTACTATCATCTAATACATTTTCTGGTAATTCAAATTGCCATTTCTTCTTCCACAAAACACATTTTTCTACCCACCAATTGTAGTCTTGTTTAGAAGGATATTTGTAATTATCAAAAAATAAATTTAAATCCATATTTGTTTTCAAAGTATAATTTACGTTATTCTTTTCTAGTTCATTCTCATCATTATCTATATACACTATTTTCGCATCTCTAGCAAAACAATCGGCTCTATATCCAACGATTCCTTGAGCCATTCGGCAACCAAGAGAGATTAATAAGTCACAATTTTGCATAGCAAAATTTCCTGCTCTGTCACCAACTAAACCTATTTTACCAACGTATAAAGGATCATCTGATTCTATTAAATCTGTTCCATGAAATGAAACTACTACAGGAATTTTATATGTTTGCAAAAATGTACGAAATTTATCATTGCATTGACCCATTTTAATACCATTTCCAGCAATAATTAAAGGTCGTTTAGATTCTTTTAATAAATTATGGATTTTATCTATATCTTCCAAGTTTTCAATATTAATATTAATATCTTTTTCAATAATAGGTATTTCTAATTCTTCTATAAAATATCCTTGTATATCAACTGGTATAGATATCCATACAGGTCCTGGTCTTCCATTAATCATACATCTAATAGCTTCTATTAATACATCCTTTATTTCTTCTATTTTTGTAATTTCATATGCATACTTAGTAATTGGTTTTACCATAGAAATAATATCACAATCTTGACCTGCATAATGTCTTAATTTCATTTTAGGATTTTCTTTTTCTAAAGTTCTTGTTAATTCTATACTTTTAGATTGTCCTGATATAAATAATATAGGCAAACTATCTTGATGAGCTACTAAACATGGTGAAATGGCATTAGTTGCAGCAACACCTGCAGTAGTACAAACTATACATGGTTTTGAATTTGTTTTTGTAAATCCAGTGGCAGAATATGCACATGCTTGTTCATGATGTTGATAATGAATATCAAACCCTGGATTTTTTCCAAAAGAATCATTTAAATGCATAGCAAATCCACCAGTTAAAGTAAAAAGTGTATTTAACCCATTTTTCAGTAAAAAGTTTGTAATGTAATCACTCACCTTGATTTTCCCCATTTAATATAATGAATCAAAATTTTTAATAAATTCATCCGAATAAAAGTATTTCATTACTGAAGTATTTAATAATGAATCTTTATAATTATTATCAAATTTTATTTTTTCTTTAAAGTCTTTATATTTATTTGCAATACATTTATTAGATGTTGCATTTCTTTCATTACTTAATGGTAATTTAAAAAATTTTTCTAAAATATCTTTGTTATCATTATATTTTTCTAATACATAAAATAAAATATATGTATCATCATTTAATTTATATAATTGTAATCCTTTTTCTTTATCAAAAGGAATGTGATTTATTTTTGTCATTTCCATAAATTGTTCAAACCAAAGAGTAAAATGATTATGATAAATATAATCTTTATTTTTAAACATTTCAATTAAATCATTTGTATCAATATTATTTATTTCATCATTATTACATATAAAAGTATTTATTTTTTCATATGTATTATTACTATTTTTTAATATAGGCTCACTATTTTCCATACCATATGTTTCAAAAAAGTATGATATATTTCTAGTTATTGGATTTCTAATACCAGAAATAATTAATTTTTTTTTATTTTGTTCAAGAATATGTTCTAATATATTCATTGCATATGTATGATATTTAAGTAAAGATGAAGAAAAAATGGTCGTTCCTACTTTTGCTACTGTTATAACTTCAATATCATCATAAGTAATATCTAAATCATCTATAGTTATTTTTGAAATATCTAAACTTTCTACCATTTATATATAAATAGTTTATTATTATATATTTTTTTAAAAATAAATATAAATGGAATTTATTGTTGATCATACTTTTTTTAGTGGAGATATTGATAAAAGTGACAATGTGGATATAAAGTCATATAATAAAATGTATAATGTAATTTACAATCAACATCATTTATGTAAAATTATACATGAAGAATATGAAACAAATGATTTTATAGTTATAGACCGCAATGTTTATCATTTAGACAAAAATTGTTTACAAAACATTGACTCCAAATATGTATTCATTTTTGATGCACTAGAAAACAATAAAAATGTGGAAAGTGTTTTACAGATTGTTGATCTGTTATTTGAAGTAAAATTCAATAAAAAAAATAAATTATTGGTAATTGGTGGTGGTATTACACAAGACGTGGGAGGTTTTGTGTCAGCTATATACAAACGTGGCATTAAATGGACGCTCGTTCCTACCACTATTTTATCCATGACAGATAGTTGTATTGGTGGAAAAGTGGGTGTAAATAGAGTTAGCAAAAATATGTTAGGATTATTTTGTGCTCCGAATAAAGTAATTGTATCTGATTATTTTATTAGTAGTTTGAAAGATGATGATATTATATCAGGTATTGGAGAAGCATTAAAATTATCTTTAATAGGAGGGGAAAATAGCTATCAATATTTTAAAAATAATTATAATGAAAATATTATTGATTATATAAATCTAATTAAAATGTCAACTTCCGTTAAAAAACTAATTATTGAAGCAGATGAATTAGAAAATAATGAAAGAAAAGTGTTAAATTATGGTCATACATTTGGTCATGCTTTAGAAAGTGCATCTAATTATTTTATACCACATGGTATTGCAGTTATATTTGGAATGTATATTATAAATAAATTATTTTATCAAGATAAATATATTGATTTGAATAATTATATGATTAGTATTATTCCAGATAAATTTAAAAAAATCCAAATATCATATGAATCTTTTATAAATTCTGTATTAAATGATAAAAAAAATGATGGAAATAATATTTGTTTTATATTATTAGATGACATTGGAAAATCCAAATTTATTTTTAAAGAATTAAATGAAATTAATACTGATTTAAAAAATATTTTTGATGAATTATTTATTGATATATAATATCATAATTAGTTATTATTTTACTTTATACTTTTTATACACCTTTTAACATTTCAAATGCCGACCCCAAAGGGTCGGCATCTTTGAATGTTATTAGGTAACTGTTACTTTTCACCGATAAATCACCTTTATATATCAATAATTCTGCCTGAATGGCAGAATTATCATATATAATCGGCGGTTGAAAGGTGAAAAGGTGTAAAAATAATTTATTAAGTAAATTATTTTTTTCTATTTTCTATTTCTATTTATTCAACCTTATTTTCAGAAATTCTTTCTTCAATCATTTTAATGCGTTTTACATCTTTATTTGCATGAAGCATATATCTATTATTAATAAATTTTAACCATTCTACTTCAAAAACATTTCCCCAATATAACAATTTATTGAAATTATCAAAATCAATACTATGAGCATCATATATTATATATCGTGTTTCAAATTTATCAATTAAATTATTATCAAATAATTTTTTAATAAAATCTTTTGAATTAATGCTTACTGCTCCCCCCATATAACATAATGTATTGTTTTCTCTTGCCTTTTTAAATATATCTTCAACCATTTTATACATTTCATCTGTATCAACATAATCTCTATCTTTACTTAAAGATCCAACAAAATCAACACGTCCAACTGTTACAAAATCTATTTTGTTAAATAAAGTTGAAATTTCTTCTAAATTATGATAAGAAGCTATTGTCTCCAAATTAAAACCCTTTTTCTTATCATATTTATATGCATCAAGTGATTTTAAAAATTTTTCTAAAGCAAATTTACTCTCAATCATAGGAGCAACAATTGTTTCACAATTCAAATCTATACAATCAATAATATCTCTTTTTGCTTCACATCCACCAATTTTTACAGATAATTCTAAATCAACAGAACACGTCAAATTACGCATGCTAATTATTTCATTATATAGCGCACCTTCATCTTCAAATGATACTTTAATTCCTGAACAACCTAACTCCTTAAGTTTAATTAAAATTTTTGCTAAATTATCCATTATACTATATATTTATATAATTAATTATTTTTTATATATATCTTTTTTTTATAAAATTTATTATTTTTTCTACTGTAAATCCAAAATATTCTTTTATATCATTTATATTTCCACTTTCACCAAAGGTATCAATTCCATATGTATAGTCAGCATATTTATACCATCCTAATGTTGAACCTGCTTCTAAACTCATTTTCTTAATGTCCTTCGGTAGAATCTCTTCTTTATAAAAGTTGGTTTGTTTATCAAACAATTCGCAGCAAGGCATAGATACTACGCGACATTTTATATCCAATGTTTTTGCTACTTCTATAGCTAGATGTACTTCGGAACCTGTTGCTACAATTATTAATTCAATGTTTTTATTATCTTCTGGTTCATAAACGATATATGCTCCTTTTTCCATTTTTTCTGAACTACTATTTTCAATATTAGGTAAGACTTGTCTAGAAAATATTAATGCTGTCGGTCCTTCATTTTTTAAAGCAATCTGATAAGCTCCTGAAACTTCTGTTGTATCACATGGTCTTATTGTTAATAAATTAGGAATCGTTCTCAAAATAGTAAGTGATTCTATTGGTTGATGAGTTGGACCATCTTCACCTAAAAAAACTGAATCATGTGTAAAAACATATATAACTTTATGCTTTGATAAAGCAGCCATACGAATAGATGCTAAACAATAAGTTATAAATACTAAAAATGTACTTACAACTGGTATCATATCATATGCACTTATTCCATTAGCAATAGCACACATTGCATGTTCTCTAATTCCATAGTGTAAATATTTCGCATCAAAATTATCTTTACAGATAATATTATTAGAATCTGTAACAAGTGTTTTATTTGACTCAGCTAAATCAGCACTACCAACAATAATATTAGGTAATAATTCTACAATTTTTCTTAGTATTATACTAGAAGAATCTCTTGTTGCAAAACTTTTTTCCTGATTTTTTATTTTACAAATTTCTTCAATTGTTTTATTAATAAAAGATTCTGTATTAGTATTTTTTTCTTTCTCTTCTATTTCTTCCTCTTCTATTTCTTTCTCTTCTTTTTCTTCCTCTTCTATTTCTTCCTCTTCTATTTCTTCCTCTTCTATTTCTTTCTCTTCTATTTTTTTATCTAATAAATTCTTATAAATCTCTCTCTTATCTTGTTTTACACCATCAAAAAAATCTTTTACGTCATCATCTACATGAAAAGATTTATCTTTATCCATATTAAAAAATTCTTTTAATAATTCTGTATTTTTTTTACCCAATGGAGCACCATGAATAGAACTTTTTCCAGCTAAAACAGAACCATAACCAATGGTTGTTTTGATAAATAGTATAGTAGGTTTATCTGTAGATTTTTTTGCAATAGTCAATTTATCAAATATATCTTGAATATCAGTGTCACCATCTAACACTTCTAATACATTCCATTGTAAAGCCTCAAATCTTTTCCTAACATCTTCAGTAAATGTAATATCTGTTTTACCGTCAATTGTAATTCCATTATCATCATATAAAATAACCAAATTATTTAATTGTAAATGACCTGCTAAAGAACATGCTTCATATGAAATACCTTCCATTAAACAACCATCACCACACATAACATAAATATTATTTTTAATTCCATTTTTTTTTGAAGCAATTGCCATACCTACACCATTTGCAATACCTTGACCAAGAGGTCCTGTAGAAATTTCAATTCCTAGACTCTTATTATATTCAGGATGTCCAGGGGTTTTACTGTGAAGTTTTCTAAAATTTTGTAAATCTTCTATAGAATAGTTGTAACCTAATAAATACAAAATACTATAAAGTAGAGCACATCCATGACCATTTGATAAAATAAAACGATCTCTATTTTCCCATGTAGGTTCCTTATGATTAAAATTCATAATAAAACACCATAAGACAAACATTGTTGGTGCGCAACCTAAAGGCATACCAGGATGACCGGAATTTGATTTATCAACTATATCAACACATAATACCCTTAACGTATTTATTATTTTGTAATATAAATTACAATTATTCATATGAAATTTAAAAATATTATAATATATATTTTTAAATTCAAAATCAAATTTAAAATCAAATTTAAAATCAAATTTAAAATCAAATTTAAATATTTTTAATTATATTTTCTAAAAGTTGTAAATCCTAAATCTACAGTAATAGACTGACCTGTAATACCAGTATTTTCTACAACTAAAAATTTGACTGTTTTATAAACATCATCTACTGTAATAAGCCTGTCAAAATTCATATAATTTTTTATATAATTAAATTGTTCCTTTGATAAAGTATTTTGCGACATTTCATTATCTATAACACCAGGTAAAACATTATTAATTAATATATTTTTCTTAGATAAATCAAATGAAACATTTTTAACCAACCCGCTCAAAGTTGCTTTTGATATAGAATAAGAAAGTTTATTTTCACGTGTATAATTTTCCCATATAGAACTTATGATTACCATTTTTTCATTATTTTTTATTTTATTATTTGTAATTAAAAAATTAAGTGTATTTATGATAAAGCAAACATTTCCATTCATCATTGTTTGAAAATTACGTGTATCAAAATTTTCAATATTATCGTTAAAATTATGTCCTTGTGCCCATACAACAATATCAATATCTGCAATTGAATCTAAATTGTTTAATACATCATATGAGACATAAATAATATCTTTTGTGGCTTTTTCAATGTTACTTGTTGTTCCTATTACATGATAGTTTTCTGAATCATTAATAAATTGATTACATATATATTTTCCAATAGATCCAGTCGCTCCAAATATTAAGACAGTTTTCATTTATTACAGTTTTATAAATAAAAAATATCTTTAAAACGTATTTTCTATTTATTATTTTTTATTTATTATTTTTATAAAAAAATGCGTATTTTTCAAAAGTTTAGAAATAAATTATTTAAAATAATTTAAATTTTTATAAAAAAAATAATATTTGTATAAATTATAATGTCTCAGTTCCAGTCTACCTCTGTCTCTACAGCGATCGTTAAGAACGTTACTTCCGGAATAGAATCCGGACCAGTTTCAGCATCTGCATCTGCAACAGGATTTGTTGCTAATGATACAGTATTACTCTCAGAAAAACTTTCAATTGAATATGCTATTCAATTAGCCAATAAATTAGTTGCTACTCCAGATGAAAAAGTAATCATTACAGATACTCATACTGAAAGCGCTGTTACTGTTATATCAGATACAATTACTTTGTATTATTTTGTAAAAATATTAGTTGACGGTGTATACGTAAATAATGGTGCAGAAACAAATAATGTTACAGATAATGGTCAATATTCTGGTTACTCTATAATTCCTGGTGTATTCAAAAATGGTATGCCAAATAAAAGTGTTATCTTTGATTATTTTGGACACAGAGTTCCAGCAAAGGCAAGTAGTGATCTAGCTCCATATTTTGCAGAAATTCTTAATATTATACAAGGTGAAAGCTTTATTACATGTTCAAAAACATATGAAGATTCAGGATCAGATACTGTTACAACAGTACCTTTTAATACATTTGTTATTACTGGTGCAACCGGAATATATGAAGGTTACAAATCTGTTAAAATATCATACTATCCTGACTATTCAAGAACTGTAGAAATAACTAAAATGTAAATAATTTATAAATAATTTAATAATTTAATTTTATATAATAATAAAATTAAATAAAAATATAAATAAAACAATTTTATTCTAAAAAATTAGAAATATTTTTACTTATTTAATAGTAATAATTTTTGTAAAATATGCCCAAAAAAATATACCTGTAAAACATTTTGAAAGTAAATCTAAAATATTATATCCAATATTTTTTGTAACCTCATCCATAAGATAAAAAATACCATATAATGACCATAATAATATAAATAGACAATAAGTAATAATGTTTACTAAATTGTATTTATTTTTTAAAAAAATATTATAAATATAAGCATATAAACTAACAAAAAAACCAAAACCAATAATATCAGCATTGTTACGTGATAAAATATTTATTTCACCTAAATATCCTGATCCAATCATTCCATAATTTAATAAAAATATTATAATAATATTATGAATAGGTATTGATCCGCGCTTGGTATTGTATAAAAATGATAATATAACACTTATTAACATCATAGGTGTTGTAATTGACCAATCAATATAACGCAAATTATTAATTTTTCTATAATTTATTTGATTTTTTTTTTCTTCGTTTTCTTCATTTTCTTCATTTTTTTCGTTTTCTTCATTTTCTTTATTTTTTTCAATTGTATTAATAAATCTATCATAAAAAAAGGCACCTACAATAGAAATACATGTTTCTAAATTTAAAATATTACGAATAAATACATCTTTAGTTCGGATTGCTTCTATAAATGTAATAGTTCCAGTTGTAATTAATAAAACATAAGTTATATAAAAAGTATTAATAATATTTTCTTGATTAACCATATAATATATTATTATATATTATATATTATATATTATATATTATATATTATATATTATATATTATATATTATATATTATATATTAGATTTTATATATTATATATTTATATTTTAATTTTTTTAAGTAGCATACATAAGACCAGCATTTCCACCAACAAATGTGATTATATTTATTCTCTCTTCAAAGACAACAAGATCAAAATTATAATCATAAATTCTCCATGTCGGTTTATTAATACCTATTATTTCACCAGATTCCGGATCACATATTGTTAATACTTGTGCTAACGGATCTAATGGTGGAACTATCGTCGTAAATTCAAATTGAATACTTGTAAAACGATTCATATTCATTGCACCCGATGGTTGTACAATTTTTGGTGAAGTATCTAAACAAAAATTATAACAATATAATCCATCATTAGCAAAGCCTGCTGTCCTACATAATTTTTCTATATAATTATAAACTCCAACAGGTAATATATTTTCTCTATATTGTCCATCTAATAAAATTCCTAATCCAATTAATATATCTTTAATATTTTGAGGATTATAAACTCCTGTAATATCTAGACCAGAATTTGTACTATCTGGATTTAAACCTGGACCAATGTATTTTGGAAGAGTTGGATCTTGTTGATATTCTGGGTTTAAAAAATTACTTGTTGTTGGTGCTGGTATTAAGTCATCAGGTAAATATTTATAAGGCCAATTTGTATAATTTGACCATTCATTTCTTAAATTAACATCACTTCTTTGGAAATAAAACATCCAACTTGTTACTAACCCCATGGAATCTAAATCCACTGCATTTTGTCCAGTTACATTATAAAATTTTTTTTCATAAACTTGCTTAAATATATATTTTTGTTCATTTTTGGCAAATAAATTAGACTCGTCGTTTGAAAGGAATGTATATGTACAATTTAAATTTATATCCGCATTCCATATAGACCTTTTATCAGTATAAGAATTCACACCCAACTCTATATCAGGAGGTGTCTGTAAAAATCTATACATTTGCATATAATATTGGTTGAAATTTGGTGCTACATAAGGATAATTATATTGAACATCAAGAACATCACGAATTGTAAATAATTGATTAATTGGTCTAAATGTTACATTTATTTTAAGCTCGTTGTATTGTAAAGAAACCAATGGAAATGCCATAGCAGGATTTAAAAAAAACCAGGATCCTAATGGTATATACAAAATTTTACTTGGAATAGATGGTTCTGCACCAGCTGGACTATCTGTATAAAAAGTATTTGGATATGTATTAGTTCTTTGACCTGAAAATGCTGGATTATTAAATTCTGGAGTATTTCCTGTCATTTCACTTATTAATGCTCTTTTTGTACCAGTATAATCTCTCTGAATACTTGATAATAAATATTGTCCTGAATATTGTTGAAGAGTTTGGTTTCCACATGTAATGGTTATTTCACTTATCATTTGTAATCCAATATTATCAATCCATTTAAATTCATATGGAGACCAATCTGTGTATGTTATAGAACCATCTGAATTTATTATTTGTTGAGGAGGAAATATTGGTGACCAAATATTTGGTAATGTTACAGATATATAACAATCCATTAAAAGATCAGCATAACGTTTTACTTTAAATGAAAATGTTGATTCTGTTGTTAAATTAAGAGTTGGTGTTCCTTCGTAATCTAAACGAAAATTTTGTTTACCGAAATTAGTATATTTTTTATATGTTGTTTTCCAAAAAGTTTTGCTTGGGTTTCCATTAATTATTATATTTTGTTGCCCCTCAGATACTAAGTTCATTAATCCGCCCGGCATAATTAGTATATAATATAAGAAGTTTTTAATTCTTTATTTAATGATAATATAAAATATAAAATACAAAATATAAAATACAAAATATAAAATATAAAATACAAAATATAAAATATAAAATATAAAATAATTTATATATATAAGATAATGGCTATGAAAAATGCTTTAACTACAATAGAAGATATGGACGAGGAATTTGTTCTATATATGATTACAATATTTATAGTATTCATAATAATTATTATTATCTTTTATGTTAGGTATATAAATAATTTAAAAAACAGTGAATGTGATTATATGAACACATTATATCCATCCTTAAATGGAAATATAAGATCAATTTCTTCAAGTGATTCCGACTGTTCAGGTAATTTATTTGATTATTATATTAAGACAGCATATAATTCTTGTTCAGGTGGTTCTTATAAAAATGATTTTGTAGATATTTGTAATTTAAAAGCCATTTTGAAACAAGGTGTAAGAGGATTAGATTTTGAAATTTATTCTATAGATAATAATCCAGTTGTTTCTACTAGCACAACTGACGATTATTATATTAAGGAAACATATAATTCTGTTAATTTTGCTGATGTAATGTCTTGTATTACAAACTATGCGTTTTCATCAAGCACCGCACCAAATTATACTGATCCTATTATTATTCATTTAAGAATAAAAAGCACAAATCAACAAATGTATACAAAATTAGCTGAAATATTTAAATCATATCCTAATTTTATGCTTGGTAAGGATTATAGTAGTGAAAATTATGGTAAAAATATAGGGAATTTACCATTGTTAAGTTTCCAAAAAAAAATAATTGTAATTGTTGATAAATCAAATAATTCTTTTTTGGAAAATAAATATTTATTAGAGTTTGTAAACTTGACAAGTAATTCTATTTTTATGAGAGCATTACGCTATTATGATGTAAAAAATACACCTGATATTAATGAATTACAAGAATATAATAGAAGATGTATGACGATTGTTTTACCGGATAAAGGAGCAAACCCAACTAATCCAAGTGGTATCTTATGTAGAGAAGCTGGATGTCAAATGGTTGCTATACGTTATCAATATGTTGATAATTTTTTAAAGGAAAATGCCTTCTTCTTTGATAATTGTAGTTATGCGTTTTGTTTAAAACCACAAAGATTAAGATACGAACCTGTGAAAATTGCTCTTCCGACACCTCAAAATCCTGAATTATCATATCAAACAAGAAATGTTACAACTGATTATTATAGCTTTAATTTTTAGAATAAAAATTGAATGAATGTAAAAAATTGAATGATTGTAAAAAATTTAAAATTTTTTAATTTTTTATCTAAATATATTATATGACAAATACAAATAAAGTTACATGCGATAAATCAATGACATTTCAAGATTGTGAATTAGCAATATTGCGCATGGCAGTAGATAAAGCAGAAGAAAAAATTGCTAAACGTGTAGTAAATTCAGAAGATGTGAAAAAAATTATTGAAATTGTTGAAATTTTTATTAAAAAAAAAGATGTTATTTGTTATGGTGGAACTGCTATTAATAATATTTTACCTTCTGATGATCAATTTTATAATAAAGATATTGAAATTCCTGATTATGATTTTTTCACAAAAAATGCTCTTGAGGATGCCAAAGAACTAGCGAATATTTATTATAAAGCAGGATACGTTGATGTTGAAGCTAAATCAGGAGTACATGAAGGAACTTATAAAGTTTTCGTAAATTACATTCCTGTTGCTGATATTACGGATCTTCCAGTAGAAATTTTCAATTCTTTAAAGAAAGATTCTATTCGTATTGGAGGTATTTTATATGCGTCACCAAATTTTCTAAGAATGTCCATGTATTTAGAATTAAGTAGACCAGCCGGAGATATTAGTCGTTGGGAAAAAGTGTTAAAACGCCTTTCATTATTAAATAAACATTATCCATTGACTTCATTAAATTGTAACCAAATAGATTTCCAGAGAGAAATGGAAAATAAAAATAATGAGGATGAAATATATGAAAATGTAAAAAACACTTTAATTAATCAAGGTGTTGTTTTTTTTGGTGGATATGCTATTTCTCTCTATTCTCAATATATGCCGAAAAATTTGAAAAAAAAATTTGAAAAAATAGCGGATTTTGATGTTTTATCCAATGATCCTGAGATGACTGCTGATATTATTAAAGAGCGATTAAAAGACATAAATATAAAAAATGTGAAAATTATCAAAAGAGAACCTGTTGGAGAGATTATTCCTGTTCATTATGAAATAAAAATAGGAAATGATTCTATTGTTTTTATTTACAAACCAATTGGTTGCCACAGTTACAATGTAGTTAATATACATAATCAAAAAGTAAAAATTGCTACAATAGATACTATGTTGAGTTTTTATTTGGCATTTTTATACACGAATCGCCCTTATTTCAATGAATTTTTTGATAGAATATTATGTATGTCTAAATTTTTATTTGAAGTTCAACAGAAGAACCGTTTGAGTCAAAAAGGATTATTGAAGCGATTTAGTATTACTTGTTATGGTCATCAAGAAAGTATTGAAGAAATTCGTTCACATAAAGCCGAAAAATTCAAAGAATTAAAAAATAAACGAGATACAAAAGAGTACGAAAAATGGTTTTTAAATTACAAACCAGATGACGTAAACAAGTCAGCTGAAAAAAAAGCACTATCAACAAATTTTAAAAATCATGAAAAAACTAATAAAAAGGAAAAAACGAAAACAAAAACTGCTAAAACTGCTAAAACTGCTAAAACTGCTAAAACTGCTAAAACTGCTAAAACTGTAAAAAAGAAAAAAACAACATCTAAAGGTTTTTTCAGAATGTTTGGTAATAATAAAACTAAAAAGAGTAAAAAATAAAAAGAAAAACAAAAAATAAATAAAAAATAAATTGTAAAAAAATGTGTCATAAACAATAATTTTCAAATAAAATAATAAAAATATCTTGACATATTTTTACTATTATTTTGTAAAGTATATTACGTTTCCATTCATCTGGTATATATTTTTGTATAAAGACAATACTAATCACTAGATAAATAATTATTTTTTCAATACATAATTTAATAGAATATAAAAACCTATTTATTATATTCCATTCATCTACATAACTGCACATGTATGTATTTGATTGTTTAATATAGAATGTATGTATGTCTAACAAACCTGATAATATTCTGTGAAAATTTGTTTTTTCATTTTTAACATTAAGCGTTTGAAAAATTTTGTCAAAACCATATAAATCAATAAATAATATTTTTTTACCATGTTCCTTTTCAAAAATATATGGGTTTAAACCATCTATATATTTTTCTTTATATAATAAATTATTATCTATAAAAAAGGGAATATAACATGATTTAATAATCGTATCAATTAGTTCATCAACATCTTTATACACCTTTTTTACATGTTTTTTATTATCAGATATATTATTATAATTAATATACAATTTATTATTTACTTTATCACATATGTCTTCAGTAATACGATCTTTTAAATAAATCTTTAAATCTTTTATCATAGATAAATTGTAGTTTTTTTTCAAACAATTTAATAAATGTATATATAATTGTTCAACTATATCTAATGAATCAATAAGATACAACAAACCAGTAATTGAACCAATGCTGCATCCAGATATTCTTTCAATGATTATGTAATTTTTTTTTTCCATTTCTTTTAAAAAATACAAGGCTCCAACTAAATAACTTCCGTTAAAAATTCCCCCATCTAGAACCAAGTCAATCCTTTGTGGAATATTTGTTCCATTTTTCTCTGGTAAATTTTTAATAAGTTTTTTAATATATGTTTCTATCATTATACACCTTTGAACATTTAATTCCGAAAAAAAATACGAAACATACGAAAATATATTATATCTTGAATATAATATTATATATTATAATATTATAATATTATATATGAAAAATGTATTAGTTCCTGTAAGATATTTACCAAAAACATTATCAAAAAAAGATAAGAAAAAACAAAAAAACATGTTGTTAAAATCACGTAAAATGTATAAACAAAATAAATATTATACAAGAGAAAAAGTAAAATCCTTTAAAAATAAAAAGTCTAGTCATATTGAGGATGCTCGTAGAATTTATAATTTGAACACAATACAACCGAATAAACAATTAGCAAATGCCACAGGATGTTCAATATCTGCATTGGAAAAAATTGTCAAAAAAGGAGAAGGAGCTTATTATTCATCTGGTTCAAGACCAAATCAAACAGCACAATCTTGGGGACTTGCACGATTAGCTAGTTCAATAACCGGAGGTAAAGCAGCCGCAGTTGATTATGATATTTTACAAAGTGGTTGTAAACATAATAAAAAAGCATACATTTTGGCAAACAAATCAAAAAAAATGTATAATTATGGACATGGTAAAACAAAAAAAGTTAAAATGTAAAATATATTAAAAATATGAAAAATATTAAAATGTAAAATATGAAAAATAATAAAAATATGAAAAATTTCAAATATATATATACTGTATGAGTTATAGGATAATATTAACAATTATATTAGGAATAATTTCAGGTATTTTAGGAGGTGCATTAGGATTTGGAGGTAGTTTTTTAATGTTACCCGGACTATTATTATTGGGTATAATTCCAAATTATAAAACGGCCGTAGGTACTATTTTATTATCTTTATTGCCTCCAATTTCAATATTAGCAGTCATGGATTTTTATAAAAAAAAAAGAGTTGATACAAATATAGCAATAATTTTAATTATAACTTATTTTTTTGGTGCATATTTTGGATCATTAGTAAATAATTATTTCAGTGTAAAGCTATTACAATATTTTACATCACTATCTTTTTTTATTATTTCTATTTTATTTTTTTATATGGCATACACTAGCAAATAAAATAACAAATATCAATAAATAATAAATATCAATATATATATATATATTTTAAAATGTGTTGAAATTATTAGTGGTTTTATTCAGCAAATAAAATAGTAAACCAAAAAGTATACTATTAAATAAAAAACCATAAATGTTTAAATTACCATCATTTGAAAATAATACTGGAAAATAATTGAACAAATGTTTTTTAAAAAATGGTAATTGCAGCAAAAAATAAAGAACTGCTAATAAAAGTGGTGTTTGTATTTCGCTATACATTTCATCTAAAGAATTACTTCTTATCA